ACAGCGGTCAGCGCCGTGAAGTATGACTCGGCCAAGCCCACACAATGCACGGTGGAGAGCGTGGTTCCTGAGGACGAAGGCGGCTGGACCATGCGGGAGTTCGGCCTGTTCGATGAAGCGGGCGGCCTTGTCGCGGTGGGCAAGATGTCCCCCGTGTATAAGCCGTTATCCACCGATGGCAGCACGGTGCAGCATGTGTTTCGCATCGTGATTGACGTCGGTGCGACGGCAACTTTGGCGCTAACGGTGGACGGCAACTTTGCATGGGCGACCCGTGACTGGGTCAACGAGAACTACTCTTTGCACATCCTGCTCCCCGGCGGGACAACCGGGCAGGTCCTACGCAAGCGGTCCAACACGGACGGGGATGTCGAGTGGTATGACCCTACCAGTGGCATGACTTTGACGGTCAACCTCATTGAAGAGAACCAGACGCTGGCGGCCGCGCAGACAGCAGTCATCTTGTCCATTGCCACCACAAGCGGTGCCTCCGTTTACATCGATGGCATCCGCCTGAGGTCCAATCAATGGATAATCACAGGAGGATCCACACTCTCCCTCGCGGTGGCAGCAAGCGGCGGCGAGGCGATCACTATTGTGCAGAATGAGCCACAGGGTTCGTTGTCCCTTTTGCAGCGTCCAAACGCCTTGTCTGAAATCGCGGATGACGGAGCCGTGTCGCAGGCCCTCGCGTTGAAGAATCTGGGCTTCCCGGCAGGTGGCTACGATGTGATCGCCAAGGGAATCGCTTTAATGGCTCATCCCGTCGGCAGTGTTTATATGTCCCGGGTGAGCACGTCTCCCGCGACTCTGTTCGGCGGCACCTGGACGTCCCTTGCCGGGGAAGTGATCGTAGGCTACAAGGCCGGGGATGCGAACTTCGGCACCGTTGGGGCCTCTGGCGGTGCGGCTACGCACAAGCTGACACAGGGTGAGATGCCCGCGCATACCCATGGTGGGGACAACGTCAACAAGCCGACAGTGACCAGCGCCGGAGCACATACGCACTCTGTCCAACTTCAGGGCGCAGCAGGCGGTGACCGATACTTCACCATGAATGACGGTGCCGGCACTGGCCGAACGGTTATCACGGGTTCCGCAGGAGCACACACGCACGTTGTTGACCTTTCCAACACGACGACACAGGTCACAGGCGGCAACGGGGTGTCCGGCCCCGGGCAGGCGCACAATAATTTGCAGCCCTACACGGTACGCTACATGTGGGAACGCACGGCTTAGGCGTATCAGAAGCGCAGTGGACGGCGTTTGTACTGCATTTACCCTGCGGGCGTAACCAAACAAAAACCTCATGGGCGATACCTACCTGCACGGCGTTGAAGTCGTCGAGATTGACAACGGATCACGTTCCATCTCCTCCGTTACGAGTTCCATCATCGGCATCGTGGGCACCGCCCCTGATTCCGAATCTGCCACCGCCGCAGCCGTGACTATTGGCTCCGGCACGGCGTCACTGATTTTCACCGCGTCATCGACCGGCGCAAACGGAAACAACCTCGCGGTCCGCATCACAAAGCCCAACACGGCCAGCGCAGACCTTGCCGTCTCGCTCGTGGTTTCCGGCGATGTGTCCGTGGTGACCGTTTCACTCGCGACCGACGAAGAAAAGGCGGCAACGTCCACGGCGGCCGAAATCAAGACCGCCCTCGATGCGGACACCGACATTGCCGCGCTTGTCACGGTGACCCTCTCCGGTGACGGTTCCGGTGTCGCCTCACCCGTCGCCAATACTTACTTTACAGGCGGTGCCGACGAGGCATTCCCCGAAGGCGAACCCGTGCTCATCACCCCAAGCGATGGGGCATGGTCACGCCTTGGCGATGCAGGCTCACTTTCCCGCGCCATCGACAATATCTGGAAGCAGTTCGGAACGCCCGTCGTCGTCGTACGCGTCGCGCAGACAACGAGCGACAGCGACGAGGCGAGCATCGCCGCAGTGGCCGGTTCATCCGCTGCCCGCCCCGGCGTGTTCGCACTCTTGGACGCCGAGAGTGTCACCGGCTTTCGCCCGCGCATTCTCGTGGCACCCGGATTCACGCAGGAGGATTCCGTCCTTACAAACTTTGCCAGCGTGGCGCAGTCCCTGCACGCGGTCGCCATTGCGGACGGCTCGAACACGACGGATGCCGAGGCAATCAACTACGGCCTCGGCTTCGGCTCAGACCGCGTCTACGTCGTCGATCCTCGTGTGAAAGTATCCCGCAGCGAAGGCATCGTGATCGAGCCCGCCAGCTCCTTTGTTGCCGGACTCATTGCGAGCATCGACAACACGGAAGGCTTCTGGGTTTCTCCGTCAAATCACGAGCTGTACGGACTGATCGGCACCGCTCGCGCCATTGATTTCATGCTTGGGAGCACGTCCTCCCGCGCCAACCTCCTGAACGCCTCGAACATCGCGACGATCATCCGCAAGAACGGCTGGCGTCTTTGGGGCAACCGCACCGTTTCGAGTGACCCGAAGTGGGTCTTCCTGTGCGTCCGTCGCACGGCGGACATCATCAACGACTCGATCATGCTCAACCACCTTTGGGCGGTCGACAAGCCGATCAACGGCACTTACCTCAACGACGTGGCGGAAGGCGTCAACGCCTACATGCGGACGCTGATCGCCGAGGGGGCGCTCATCGGGACACAGGATTTGAGCAAGAAGGTCAATTGCTGCTGGCCTAATCCCGACCTCAACACCGCCGCCAACATCGCAGACGGCAAGGTCTACTTTGACTTCGCCTTCACGGCGCCCTACCCGGCCGAACACATGACGTTCCGCTCTGAGCTGAACACGAACGGCCTTTCCACAATCCTCAGCTAACGCAATACCATGCATCCCGGATCCGACGTTCTTAAGAACTTCAATGGTTACATCGACAACAGGGGTTATGCCGGAAACATCTCCGAGCTGACCCTTCCGAAGCTCAATGTCAAAGTGTCCGACTTCCTAGCGGGCGGGCTTGACGCGCCGCTGGGCATCGACATGGGGCAGGAGAAGATGGAGGCCACCATCGTTCTGGGTGGCTATGACAGCGACGCGATGGAGACGTGGGGCAACGGCGACAGCACCACCATACCTTTTGTAGCCAAGGGTGCGCTGGAATCCTACAACGGAACCGTCAAGGCCGTGCGGGCGGTCATGATGGGAAAGACTCGTGGGCTTGAGACTGGCACCTGGAAGCCGGGCGAACCTTCGCCCGTCACCTTTACAATTGAATGCACCTACTACCGTCTGACCATCGACGGGAAGGACATCTTCGAAATCGATATCCTCAACATGGTGCGGAAAATCAACGGGGTGGATCGTCTCGCCTCCATCCGCGCCGCAATCCAGTAAGCGACCCTTCTCATGAACAAAGATTCCTCCATCGACATTCCCCTCGACTTCCCGATCACGATAGACGGCGTGGAACAGTCCGCATTGACGATGCGCCGCCCGAAGGTCCGTGACGTGACCATTTCGAACAGCCGCTCCATGAGCGACGAGGAGAAGACAAAGGTGATCTACTCCCGCTTGTGCGGCATCCCGCCGCAGTCCATCGTCGAGCTTGATCTGGCAGACTTCGGAAAGCTCAACGAAGCTTTCGCGGATTTTACTGGCTAGACACCGCCGTGGCGCGGCAGGCGGTGTTGACGCTCGCAAACTATACAGGATGGTCCCTCGCAGAACTGGAAGACCTTGAGATTTCCGATCTGGTGTTCTGGTGCGAAGGGCTACCTCGTCCGCCCAAAAATTGATCTGAGCCATGGGAGCAGAACACTTCAGTGCATTTCTGAGTATCGGTGGCGCAGTCTCGGCTTCGCTGGATCGTGCCTTTGGCACTGCCACGAAAAAGGTCAAGGAGTTGTCGGTCGCGGGAAAGGCCGCCTCGTCCGCGCAGTCCGGCATCGGGAAGTTCGTTAACGCTCAGGCTGCCGTCACTCAGGCGCGGGCCAATGTGGCCGCAGAGATGAAGCGGCTGGCGGAGTTGAATAATCAAACGGCATCCGCTTCCAGCTCCGAAGGGCTTCAGCAGCTCAACAAGAAGATCGATGCCCAGAAGGACAAGGTCCTGTCTGCACGGCAGGCTCTTGCGGGCAAGACGGCCACGCTCGACAAATACCGGGCAAGTCTCAAGGCCGCTGGCGTCGATACGGACCGGCTCTCCGATGAGAACGAGCGGCTCGCTGCGGAATCTGACCGCGCGGCCGCGTCCATCAAACGCATCAAGGAGGCTCAGTCCGCTGCATCCAAAGCCAGCGCCAACCTTTCGCGAAGCTGGGGCAAGCTCAAGGGCAGTGCCGTGCAGGCGACCGCCGCCATCACAGCCGTCGGCTACGCGGCATACCGCACCATTTCGGGATTCTCAAAGCAGGCGGATGATGTGCGCGACATCGCCGATGCCCTCGGCATGACTTCCCAACAGCTTCAGGGTCTGCAATACGCGGGCGAGCGCGTCGGCATTGCGCAGGAGAAGATGAATCAGGGGCTGCAAACCCTCAAGCTGCGTCTGGCAGATGCCATCGACGGGTCGAGTCAGGCAAACTATGCCTTCGCACGCATGGGACTGGACGCGTTCAGCTTGCAGGCTATGGATGCCGAACAGCGCATGTCCGTGCTTTCGGAGGCGTTCAAAAACTATCAAGGCCCGATCGACAAGGCGAAACTCGCAAACGACATCTTCGGTGCTTCGGGAACCCGGATGCTGAACGTTCTAAACAGGGGCGCGGACGGACTCAAAGAGATGCGGGAGGAAGGCGCGAAAACCGGGTTCATCATCGACCCGAAAGCAGCGAAGACTGCCGAGGAATACAATGCCAGCCTCGCTCGTTTCCGGGCCACGCTTACGGGCATCCGAAACGATATCGGCTCTACGGTGATGCCCGTAATCACTCGTTTCTTCGATTACATGAGCGAACACCCGCTTGTGGCAAAGGCTGCGGTCGCTGCATTCGCCATGATGCTTGGCGGCACGGCCGTAATCGCCATGGGGCGATTTGTGGTGTCCGGCGTTCAGACGGTCAAAGCCTTGCGCGAGATGGCCGCCGCCATGTCCCTGATGAAGAGTGCGGGATTGACCTCGTCCCTCACAACACTCGCCTCAGGAGCAATTCCCGCTGTTACGGCGGCCATCGGTAGCCTTGGGGCGGTCATTGCAGCGACGCCAATCGGCTGGATTCTTGCCGGCATCGCGGCCGGCGCCGTGCTCATCCTCAAGTTCTGGCAGCCTCTCAAGGCGTTTTTCTCTGGTGTTGGACAAGGGATTGCCGAGGCGTTTGCCCCTGTTGTCCCCATGTTCAAGTGGCTTGGCAATGCTGTCGGGTGGGCGTTCGGATGGCTTACCAAGCTGCTTAAGCCGATTCAGTACTCAACCGATGCGCTGGGTAAATGCACGAGTGCGGGCAAGATGTTTGGCCGTGTGCTGACGTATGCGTTGTTGCCGCCGCTGGCTATTTTCAAGGGCATCAGCTTCGCCATCGAGAATGGCAAGTCCGCATTCTCCGCCTACATCGCCTTCATTGGCACCCTTGGCGCGAAGTTGCGCACCATGTTCGGACAACTGGGCAAGCATTTGCTCGATGTCGTTCTGGCACCGTTCAGAGCCGTCAAATGGCTTTGGGATAAATTGTTCGGTGGTGGCGAGGATAACGCAACGACAGGCAACCCCGTGCAGGCCGCCCGGTCTGTCTCCGGCGTACCCGCGCGAGCCGCAAGGACGGCGGCCGTCCGTAGATCAAACTGGGCACCGCCCGCCGTGCAAGCCGCAGGGAGTTCGAGCAACGTCCACAATCATGGCAACGTCACTTTGAACGTGAACACGCTACCCGGCCAGTCCCCGGCAGAGTTTGCCCGGGCCGCCGCCGATGAGGTCGAACGCCGTCAGGCTGCCGCAGCCCGTTCATCTCTATACGACACCCCCGTCTATGCCTGACAACACATTCCAGGTCCCCGTCTTCAAAGCACCCGCTACCGCGCTTCTCATTCTTGGAGACTTCAAGTTCTCCATCACCACCGCCGCCTATGAAGAGCTGGAGCGTGTCGCCTCGTATAAATGGGCAGCAATCGACATCGTAGGGACCGCCCCGAAGCTGCAATTCACGGGCATGGACGCCGAAACAATCACCCTGCATGGGTCCATT